AATGATGTAACTAATACGCTTGTCTGCTTTTGACTTGGACAAGGTACGAAGCTGATCAGCAAGATCTCCCATGATGTCTGGCTTTCCGCCCTTGAATAGATCTTTGTCCACATCAATGGCGCGAACCCAACCCTGCTCATCAGGATTATGATCTGACTTGCGAGCAGCGTGTCGGGTATCACCGATCCAGCCATCCGATGCGCGGTCACGATCTGGGAACGAATCATCGAACTGTTCGCGTAGCTGTATCGCTGCCTTACTTAGTTTCGGTTTCATCGATCACACTCGGTGTGGATTGTTCCGCTTGCTGCGCTTCATAGGTTGATTTCAGCATTGAAGTGAACTCTCCATTGCCTCTGTCAATGATGGCGTGAGTTTCGGTAATTCCAAAAGACTCTATTTCAATAAAAGTTACATTGTCCATTTCTATCCCCTAGAGTTCTGCGCTAAAGCCAAGATAGGCGCTGGTCGAGTTGTTTGAATAAACGCCGTAAGGTCGATACTGAGTTAAACCAGTTGCAGCAAAGCGAACCATTGCGTTATCTGTACCATTTTCACCACTTACGAAAGCGGCAGATGATACTGCAATAATGGTGGCGTTGTCTGCGCTGACTCCGAGGTTTGAATACTCAATAGCCGTTGGCGCTGTTCTCATTGTCTGCGCGAATTTGATCGGAGCGTCCATTGTTGTCGTAGCCGTAGCACTTCCAAAGCCATAAACCGCATAAGCGTTTGATGCGCTTGCGCTTTGGCGGAAGTAATACCTCTGGCAAGCGGCTAATTCTCCTTGAATTGTTCCGCCTGATCGCTTAAAGGTTGTCGCTACTGATCCAAGTTCTAACTGAACTCCTGTAATTTCCATATAATCGGCAGCACCAGCAGTTCCGACTGGTGTGAAATAAAGGTTAATACCTAACTGAGTTGCTGATGCTGAAACTGTGCCAGTTACACTAAAACGTTGCCAAGTTGTTGTCAGAGTCTTAGTTCCAGTAACCACATTTGTTTGACCAGTAAAACCAGCAATCAAGTTTTGATTTGTACCCGTTCCGTAGGCTAGATCGTAGCCCATATTGCTAGAGGCAGCACTAAAGTTTGCTCCTGCTCTTGCATACCAAGACAGAGTTACTGTCTGACCTGCGAACATACGGCTTTGTTCGTTTTCTAATGACTGAGAAATATAAAGTAAATTGGTTGCAGTATTTCCGCTATCGCGTGAGACGCGTTGGCAGTATTGAATAAAAGGTAAGTTTGTTGTGTCGCTTGTGTTTTGGCGGCTATATGTTGAACCTGCTACTGCGCGGTAATTCATCCAGCGGTCTGCAAGATAAGTTGGATATGAACCAGCGGCTGATGTGCCACGCTGCCAAATATCCATACCACCGTTAATCACTGCATTGCCATTAAAAGCAGACTGATAGCGCAAGCCTGTTGAAGTGGAACTATCTGCTACGAGTGTCTCACCATTATTGCCTACTGCAAGGCGGGCTGGTGTGTCGTTTGCACTAGCTGCGATTAGATCGCCCTTAGCATCAACGATTGCATTCTGAATAGCATTGCTGTCATCCTGTGCAACCCATGAGAAGTCCATGTCTGTGTTAGATGCCTTAGCAAGCACTTGACCAGTAGTGCCACCCTTTAGATCGACCAGAGAAGCATCGATAGAATCGCCTAGAGTCTCAATGGCTACTGCGCCATCCTTGACTAGGTCAGTACTGGTTGGTACTGCCCAACCAAAATTAGGGGTTGTTGTTGCCATTAGGTTAGAGCTCCGATCGCTTTAGACCACTGTAGTGTACCATTTACGCCACTCCAGATGGTGTTAGTTGGAAGTACTGTTGCCCATGTCGGGGCTATAAGTGAGAAGTCTGTAGGTGAGACATAAATAGTCGCATCAACAAAAGTTGGCGTGGCTCTCATAGAGATACCCTCTACAAAGCCTGAGAAGTACCCCTCGAACATGTTAAAGGGTAGGTTAGTAATTACTACTGGCTCGCCAAAGAATAGGTTAATTAGGTCATCTCTAAGGGCATTAGGCATCAAAGGATTGTCAAGTCTGAAAGTAATCTGGTCGAGCTGTGTTCTAGGTACTGAGCGCAGTGCTAGATCGCGCTCGATGATGTCCTCGATATCTGCTAAAAACCGAATGTTGGAATCGAATGTCCTTTGGTAGCGACCATAGGCGGTGATTGAAGCATCGTCTGTGGCTGAATAGGTGCTGCCGTAGTCATTGCCGTAGCGCACAATTTCACTGTTACGGATCTTGCCAATCTGGAGAATTGACTTAACGCTGGCAGGGGAAGCATAGTTGCCATCTAACTGGGTTGAGCCATTAGCTGCTAAATAGTTACTTCTGTGATCCGCATCGGCATATGAGATGCGACCCTGCTTGTCCTCGTAGAGCGTTCCGAGTGCGCTGTCTGCTATCTGCTGGACTAAAGTCTGAGTGTTGCGATCTGCTGCACTGAGGTTGTCCATCTCGTAGAGACCAGCATCGATCTCACCCAAGCCCACATTCTCAGCATTAGCCCATGTGGTAGTCGGATCGTAATTGACCCATTGAAGGGCAGGTGCTACTTCAATCCATTCATTGACTAGCAGCTCTTGCAAGATGATAGAGATTTGCTCGCCATCTAAATTGTGTGCCACAGAATCTGTGTAGATCGCCTTAGGCAGTTTAGCCAGAGCACCGACTGCGAGAATTGTGCCTATGGTTACGAAGCCTGATTCCTCTGGGCTTCTAACTGATGTCGTAAAGTCCGAGACTGTGCCACCGAATACAGGCACATAAGTGCCACCGCTATCTTTAAGCTCTAAGGTGAGAGAATCTGTAACATCGATGTCAAAAAGTGCATTGGTCGAGTTGATGATGTCCATGCGGGCATAACCTGCTTGACATTGACGATCGATGTCGATGCGCCCTGTAGTGACATTAACGCCCGTAACATTGGTATAGACAGTCGTACCGACTGTTATGCGCCATTCTGGAAGCCAAGTCATCCTATTGACAAACTCGTAGTTCCACGCTGATTAGCCTGACGGATTACATCTTCAACAGCGCGAGCGATTGCTTCTGGATCTCCCACGCCTGTGTTTACAACAATAGTTGCGCCTGCGCCATAACTTGCTGCGCCTTGAGCTGCATAACGAGAGCCTGATAATGCATTGGATAAAGGCAATCCCTGAGCCATACCACTAGTCAAAGATTGACCAGCAATACCACTCATGTTGATCTGGCTAAGGAATGCAGCGTATTCCTGCTCAGCTCGAGCTTGGTAGTTAGACCCTCGTACCGCGCTAGGTAAATCTGCACCCGTATTTAATGCCGTTACTAATTGCTCATTGTATGAATTGCTAGGAAGCATTTTATCTATTAACTTAAAAATGGTTGGGTTATTAAGTGTAAAATCTGTCGTGTTTTTAGGGATTAACTGAGCAGAAGCCTCAACTGCCTTAGCTGCCGCTTCTGCTGCCTTAGCTGCTGCATCTGTGGCAGGTGCTTTAGCGTTTTGCAATCTATTTAACTCAATCATCTTAGCAATAGCAGCATCTAAATTGCCTAAATTGATTAGATCCTTAGGCTTAAGGCTTTCAAGGACTGACTTGATGTCTTGCATTTTTAGATCTTGCTTTATCAAAGCCCCAAGAATTCCAAGATCTGCATTTAGTTTTTTGGTTGCAGCCTTTATCGCTTCTTCGTCTTTTGTAGCAATAGCATCTTCTAATTCAAGCATTGAACGCTTGACATTGAGACGAGCAGTGTCATTGGTAATCTGCAATAACTGGGAAGAAGTAGTTGCCTTGCCTAATTGCTCCGCTTGGTTGGTAAGTGCTGCTGCAACTTGGATCTGGTCAAGATCAAAGACATCTTTGCCTTTGCCAAGAGCAAGATTAGCCTTGTCAATAACACCTTGCAGTCTCTTAGCTGCATTCTGCTTATTGAGCAAAGCTAGTCTTTCCTTCTCGCGCTTAAGCGATTCTTTTTCAAGTTTTGCTAAAAGTTCTTGCTGCTTCTTCTCAGTCAGCGTTAGTTTAGCTTCTTCCTTTTTATCAGCAGGTGGCGTTACATTTACACCAAACTGAGCACCTGCAAAACCAAAGAATATGTTCTTACCAAGATTCTTAAGGTTTTTTATCAGAGTAGGAATTACGCCAATGGTGCGACCAGACTGAACAATAATCTTGCTTAAGGCAGTTGCGATAGTCTCAATAGCAGCAGCGGCATCGCTGGCTTCTGTACCACCACCAATAAGAGCAAAGGCATCGACTAAGCTGCCACCAATAATTTCAGATGCATTACTTGATGCAACACTTAGGATGTCGAACTTATAGGCAGTAGTGTCTAGATAATCTTCTGCTGCACCGGCTGAACGCTTTAGAATAACGCCAAGAATTTCATTAAACGATTTAGACTGAAGCTCTGCCTTTGTCAAACCTGTATTGTATTTGAGCAGACCTCTGGTAACTCCGATGTAACCCTTACCAAGATCCTCGGTAACAGTTGCTAAGTCAATGCCAGATGCTCGGCTAATTGTGATCGCATCATTAAGAAGTTTTTGAGATTGGGTCAATGAGCCAGTCGTGGTTAATAGACCCTGAAAGGCAGGACGAAGGATGTCATCGGCAACACCAGCAGATTTCTCTAAAGCTGCTATGTACTTGCTAATTGCGGGATTGGCAAAACCAATGCCTAGATTCTCAACTGCTCGATTAAGTCTTAGTGCAGCAGCTTCATCTTCTGCAAAGGCTTTAACTGCTGCCTTGCCAAAATTAACAATAGCTTGAGTGCTATAGGCAAGACCTACTGCTCCAGCAAGTTTTTTAACATTCTTAGTAAGAGTTGTTGTCGCGCTATCCGCTTGCTTAAAGGCTTTATTGCCTGTGAACTCCGCTGCAATATCAATGACTACATTTGCCATGATTAGCCTCTCACTGTTGCTCGTTGATTAAGTTTTGTAGCAGCAGATGAAATGGCTTTAAGAACGCCTTGTCTAGCCTTGCCGTTGTTTTCATCATAGGCACGATAAAGCAATCGACCTTGCATGCGATCCTTGCCTTTAAGAGGTGCACGAAACTTGCCATCTTGGTTCATAACGAATCGACTGTCAGGATTTAACTTACCCATTCGTTCATAGATTGATCCTGCTCGGCTCTTATTGAAAACTTGAGCTAGAGATCTAAATCCTCTTGAGTTAGCCTTTGATGGACTTGTCTTGAAGCCGATGCGTGATCTGACCTCGGAAGGATTAAAGGTCGGAAATGTGCCCTCGGACATTTGTCGTGGCAACCATCCACTTAAAACTTCTCCGCGATCAGGAACATAACCTTTAGCCGATTGGCTAATTGGTCTGATTGCTGTCTTAATTTCTTTTTGGGTTTCTTTTGCTAGATCAGGTGTGAACTTGCGGAGAGCTTTACGAAGTTCAACGCCGCCCTTTACGCTTGCTGGCATCGCTCACCTCTTTCGCTTCATCCTTGAGCCCTTGCACTAATGCATCGAGCATATTCTTATCTAGATCTAATAACTGCTGTGGCGCGATTCCCAATCTAATGCTTAGCCTAGCGATTAGATAGGTGAATGGAAGATCGCGCTTTAAGCTAAAGGGTCAGAGTCCTCAACCGAAACAGACTTTAGTGTTTCGATAAACTCAATCCCGAAAGGCTTAACAGTTTCACCTGACCTGCGTGTTACTTCCCATGCTAACCAATAGACATCGCTCTGCTTTTCTTCATCGCGGAACGCCTTATGGAAGCCCTTTTTAGCGTACTGCTCAAATGCGTATTCCACTGCTGGAGTGATTTCGCCTTCTAGTACGCTTCCATCGTTACGAACTATCTTTAGTTTTGCCATGAGTTTGCCCCTTTGTTAGTTTTTTAGAATGTGCCAGTTGTGGCTACTGCAACTGTTGAGTTAGCAGTAAATGTGATCGACTGTGTGGACATATCGCCAACAGCACCATTGATGTCTGTTGTGTTGTTCACTAGAAGTGAGACTGTGTAGAGAGGGTTAGTCGCTGAGACTGCTGTTCCCTTTTCCTGTAGGAATACACATGTGACTGTTGTACCCCATGCAGCTTGTAGTGTTGCCAATACATTCGCTGATGCTGTGTCGTTTAAGAAGTCGATTGTTACAGATGATGCTTCCAAGCCCTTAACGAACTTGTGTGCTGTGTCACCCATTGCCGTTACTTCTAGCTCATCGAATGTGCGGTTAAGAGTAATAGATGTTACATGGTCAGAAAGATCAACAGTGTTAATCTTCACGCCAACTTTATTGTTTAGAAATACAGCCATGAGATTATTCCTCGTCTTTCTTAGTAGTTACTGGCTTTGGTGCTGGTGTGCTTACTTGCCCGATTTTCTTCAGGAAGTCAGCGTTTTCTTGTTCCCACTCGGACATGTTTAGCTCCAACTCGTTAGGATTGATACGGACATCTCGCAGCTGAGTAGGTCACCCGAAGCAGCGTTGAGAATACTTGGTGCGCTTATCGCGCTTACATTATAGGTCAAAGATGATGCTGCGAGCTTTGCGAACACGCCACAGACTGTGTCCTCGATGCCGTTAAGGTTTCCCTCATTGTCGAATAGTGGAACAGTCATAACAATCTTGAAGTTAGCCATTGGGCTAATTGAAATGTGCTGATTGTTGCTAGGTGTCAAGTAAGGATCATCTGGAGACACAATCACAGAATTAGCAAGGACTGTGGCAGGTGGGAATGCAAAAGTCTGCCACTTAGCGTTATCGACTAAAGCCGTTGCTAATGTAGTCCTGAGAGTAGTGACGGCAACAGGCATCAGCCCACCATAGAGTTAGGTGATAAGCAATGGGCAATCATGCCCCTGATCTTCGCCAGCAGTTGCGCGGACATCCGATAAGGGGATGGCTGGAAATCGACTGCGTTACTGCCTGAAAGAGTGGCTGTACGCGCTTGCCAGATTTCAACAGCTATCATCAAAGCTGCTTGTTGTACTGCTGTATCAGTTGCATAGTCTGTGACTGTTCCTGCAACAATTCCAAAAGGCTGGACGGCATGAGTGCCTTGATCTGCTCCAGTTGCAGCATATGAAAGTGAGCCTGAACCGATGGCAGTGATTGTCTTAGTGCCATTGTAAGGGCTTCCGTTTTTAGTAATGATTATGCTTTGTCCTACATAGAAATCTTTAGAAATCTCTTGACCAAAGTAAAGAGTTGCCACATTGTTTGTAAGGCTTTGATGCGTGTTGTAAAGCTCGTTCTGCCAAAGCATAGGCAGAAGGACTACATCTGTTGCATCACATACCTCTTGAAGGGTTGCATCTGGATACAAAGTACCGACTCCGAGTGTTGCACGGAGTTCTGCGACTGTTGTAAGTGCCATGATGATCCTTTCTTAAGACTCTGGGGAGTAGAGGGCTACTACTCCCCAGAGTGACTTAGTGAGTTTTTACTGCTTGTTGTTCTTGAATGCGCCAGCTGCAACCTTAGTTGCGATTGCACCGAATCCGTAGTAACCAACTGTTACTGATCCGTTAGCTGTTGATTCTGCACGCAAGCGGTATGTTGGTGACTCGTACCATGTGTATGCATCTGGGTTCACGATTAGGATAGTTCCATCGCCATCGCCAGCGTTTGTTGGATCAACATATAGGTTGAGTCCTGCAACATTACCTGTCAATGATGTTGGTGATACTTGACCGCCAGCGTTCATTGGCTGTGATGCTGTGTAAATTGGGCGACCTGCATCGTTCAATGACATGATGTTAGACCATTGTCCTGTTGAGACAACCATGTTGCGAGCGAATGGGTTAGGTAGTCCTGCTGTTGCTGCATAAACTGATGCTGAACCGCGAGCAACAATTCCTAGCAATTCTGCTGCTGTTGGATATGTGACTGTGGTTGTGCCGTCTGCTGTTGCACCTGTGATGAGTGCTGCATTAACTGCTGCGTTTGTAGCCTTTGCGTAAGCTGCTGCCATGTTGCGGACTAGCTCATCAAAGAATGCTGGAGATGTACGATCTAGCAATTCAACAGAGAATGTCTGCTGTCCTGCATACTTCTTGACATCTACTGAAAGGAAAGCAGCGTTCTGATCTGTGTCTGAAAATGCTGCGTTCTCTGGCTCGATTTCAACAGTTGGAACTGCTGTGATCTTTGGAATCTCGAAAGTCATACCTGCATCTGGCAATACTCCACGAGAGATTGCATCGATTGAAGGACGGATTGTTGTTGATAGTGGGTTGATGATTTCTGACAACTGACGAGTTGGAACAAGTCCTGCGTTGTCTGTTGTGTCATCTGCTGCGCGTAGGTATTGACGAGCATTGTCGTCACCTAGTGCTGCACGAATTGTGTTTTCTGCGTACTTAGCTGCTGTTACTTCGATGCGTGGCTTTGTGAAGTATGCTGCTGAAACAGTTGGGCGAGCAGCTTCAACCGCTGGTGCTTCAACTGGTGTTGCTTCGACTGCTGGAGTGGTGTTTTCCACGGCTGTCTCGCTTTCTGTTGTTTGGGTGATTTCTTCTACAGCAGATTCTTCTGCTGCAATATCAGTAACTTGAGCCGACTTGAATGCTGGCTCTGTTACTAAACTTACTTCGACCAAGCGAGCAGCTGAAACATAAGTAACGCCATCCTTGATCTTTGACTTGAGGACTTCTGCCCCGATGCTTAAACCTGACTGCAATCCTTCTTCTGCAAGGATTAGGGCTTCTGTACCGCGCTGAGAGCGACTGATAGAGAATACTGCATCGATTGAGTTATCTGATTCGCTAAAAGAAACCATGCGACCTAATGGCTTCTTAGCATCATGCTGACTTAACAACTTGATTGCTTTAGGATCTTCGATAGCAATAGATCCAGAAGCAAAGATTACCTTGCCCATATTTGTAGATCCTGCTTCGACATTAAGAGGCACAATCTTGCCTGATACTGTGCGACTTGCTGAATCTGCTGTGAGATCAGCTGAGAAGGTGATTACTTGGTTCATTCTAGACCATTGCTTCCGTTAGGTGTTAGATCTGTCATTTCCATAGCCTGTTCCTGTGTGACCAGATTAAGGGCTAGGAGTTTTTCAATTACTGCGAGTTCTTGCAGTGGATCAGTGCGCAAGAAGTTCTTATCAATATCGAACTTAACTACATTGCCACGAGCAGTGATGTCATCCATTGACAAGCGATCTTCAATCGCAGTAATGAATGGCTGTAGAGATAGCGTTAAGAATTGCTTGCGTTCATCATTAACATTTTGATATGTATAACTTGAGTTCTGATCTGCTGACACATAGATCGCTGGCACATTGCATAAGCGCGCAATCTCAGTAGCGAGATTCTGGATAGCCTCGTTGTACATCATGTCTTTAGGAGAGAAGCCAACAGTCTTATAATCTAAAGTGCTTGTTAAATAAGCAGTAGAGTTGTTTTGACGAGCTCTTTTCCATGCCGCTAATAATCCTTGCACTTCTGCCGGTGGTAGGT